CTTCTCGGGATCAGGCACGGATCTTGTTCAAGCAGGCCGCATCCCTCATCCAACGGTCGGGGCTTACCGAGGAACTAGAAGTCAAGGCCGGCTACGGTGAGATCCGATTCAAGGGTGACCGAGCGAGGGTGGGTCCCCGGATCAGGGTCATAGCGTCCGATGCCACGACCGCCGACGGTGTTATCCCGACGCTGGCGCTCGTTGACGAGCTTCACAGACACAAGGATGGCGACCTCTACGGGGTCTTCCGAGACGGCTTGGGCAAGCGTGGCGGGCGGATGCTCACGATTTCTACCGCCGGCTATGACCTGAACTCGGCCTTAGGCAAACTCCGCGACATGGCCCATACCCTCCCGACGTTCGAGAGGACCGGCTGCTACAACCACGCCACCGCACCCTCGTTCGAATGGCACGAATGGTGCCTGACCGACCTGGACGACAGAGCTGATATGGCGCTGGTGAAGAAGGCTAACCCTGCCTCGTTCGTCACGCCCGAATGGCTCAGGCGGCGGTTTGAGTCCCCCTCAACGACGCCCGGACAATGGGCACGGTACGCCTGTGGGCTGTGGACGAGCGGTGAGGATACTTGGATCGAACCCATGGTCTGGGATGCCCTCAAGGCCGATATCGGGGGGGTTTCGCCTGGGGATGAGGTGTTCCTGGCGATCCGGGTGACGCAGGGTGGCGGATGTGGCATCGGGATCGCGGCACCGAGGGACGAGGAGCGGATAGCCGTCGCTTGCGAGATGCTGCCCTATGACTTCCCTGGGCTTGAGTTCAGGCTCAGGCAACTACACGACATTTATAGGATTCGGAACATCTACGGCTACGCGCCCCAGTTCGGGATCGGCGTAGATGTGATGCGGGACGCGGGGTTGCCGATGGAGGACCTAGCGCAATCCCCCATGCGCCTGATGGAAGCCACATCGAGTTTCAGGACGTTGGTGGCGTCTCACAGGCTGATCCACGACGGCGACCCCGAACTGCGTAAACAGGTTCTCTCGGGCAGGGTCAAGGAGGCTCCAACGGGTTCCTATCTCATGCCGACGAAAGAGGTTCAAGGGCTGGTAGCGGTGATCCTGGCTGCCGACCAGGCTTCGCAATGGTCGCCCCGTCCGCTCGTCCTGTTGCCAGCGGGGGTCGGATAGATGCCCCTGTCGATGGAGCAGTTCAACGAACTGTTGAACGGCCACAAGCCTGATGTGCAGTTCGAGGTGCTCGTTCCCCCCGAGATGATGGAGGCCATGACCGCGGGCGGCTCCATCGCCGCCCGTATCTCACGGAGCGAGGCACTCCAAGTACCAGCGGTCCTACGCTCTCGCAACCTGATCGCGGGGACATTGGCCTCCCTGCCGGTGCATATCCGCGACAAGCAACGCCGGATAGCCACCCCGACGACACTTCTGGAACAGATCGACCCCGACGTTCCCAACGTCGTCACGTTCTCCCAAACCTACGAGGACTTGCTGTTCGAGGGCATCTCGTGGTGGAGGGTGACCGAGCGAGGGTTCCACGGCTACCCGACCTACGCGGAGCACCTGAGCAGGGATCGGGTCTACATCTCGGGGCTGGACACACCGACCCTCAACGGTCATAGGGCCTACGGCCCGGTCCAGGTGTACGTGGATGGCTACCCCGTCAACGACGAGGAGGTCATCCGCTTCGATTCACCGAACCCCGCCCTCCTGACGGTCGCCAGTCGGGCCATCAGGACGTGCCTCAACCTGGATACCACGGCCTCGATGTACGCCACGGAGCCCCTGCCCCTGGGTTATCTCTCACCGAGAGACGGCATCAATATCCGTGAGGATAACGACGCCGTACAGGAGATGCTCGACCAATGGGAGATCGCAAGGCGTCAACGGGTGTGGGCCTATGTGGGGCAGGCCCTTGAGGCCAAGACCCTTCAGTTCAACGCCGAGCAGATCCAACTAGCGGACCAACGCCAGCACGCGGTGTTGGAGATCGCACGCGCAGCCGGGATCGATCCCGAGGACTTGGGGGTTTCTACGACCTCGCGCACCTACCAGAACAGCGAGCAGCGACGTAGGGACCTCCTCGACTTCACCCTCACGGCCTATATGTCAGCGGTGGAACAACGCCTGTCGATGCGAGACGTTCTGCCCAGGGGCTATGAGGCCAAGGTCAACCTTGATGCCTTCCTGCGAGCAGACACCAAGGGCCGCATGGAGGCATACGCCATCGGCAAGCCGGTCGGGGCCTACACCGAGGAGGAGATCAGGGAGTTGGAGGGCAGGCCCTCACTCACCCCGGCTGAACGGGCGGCTGCACAGCCGGTCCAGATCCCACAGGGGGTAATGGATGGACGAGAACAAGACTGAACAGATCACCTTCGATGATGATGCCGTTTCAGCATCATTCCAGACGGATGTGGAGAAGCGTACCGTCACGGGGATGTTCGTCCCGTGGGGGTCGGTCGCTAAGTCCGGGTTCGCTAAGTGGAAGTTCGCTCGCGGGTCGCTACGGTGGGCCTCCGAGCGGCGGATCAAGTTGAACCTGGGCCACGATCACAAGGAAGCGGTCGGCGTGGCAACCCGTATCGACAACGGTACGGCGGGCCTGTACGGCACCTTCAAGATCGCAAGGGGAGAACAAGGGGACCGCGCCCTCGCTCTGGCTGAGGACGGCGTGCTCGACGGGTTCTCTATCGAGGTGGACTTCGATGATGAGGACGGGTGGACCCCCGATCCCCACGATGACGATGTGCGCCTCGTTCAGAGCGGGCGGCTCGCAGGCGTAGCCCTGACCGCGTTCCCCGCGTTCGATGACGCCCGCGTAGACCGCGTGGCAGCAAGCAGGAAAGGACAACAGATGAACGAGAAGGAGTTGAAGGACCCGCAGGGAGAGGACAAGGAGCCCGTTGACTTCGAGGCTCACTTGACCGCACTCGCTGATCGGGTCGCCAAGAACCAAGAGGAGTTCCTCGACCAGTTCGGCAAGGGCGTTACGGAGACGCTTGACGCCTCGATCCGAACCACCCTTGAGAACATCGGAACACCGGATCAGGGGCCGCAGACCGTCAAGGCGGCTCGATACTCAACGCTCAAGGAGCCATCGGTCTACACCTTCGACGGTCGGGGTGACTCGCTCGTGCGCGATGCATGGGCGGCTGCTCGTGACCACGACGAGGACGCGATCCATCGGCTTCGTAAGTTCCGGGCTCAGTCCGAGGACATGGCCGAAGTGGTACACCACGGGCTGCACTTCGCACCCCAGACCACTACGACCGCCGCGGCTCTGATCCCACCGGGCTACCGGCCCGACCTGTATGTCTCGGACCTGTTCCGCGAACGGCCCTTGGTCAGCCTGGCTTCTCAGGGGACCATCGCCAACGCCACGCCCTTCACCGTGCCGAAGTTCACATCGGTGACGACGGGCTCCGCGACCCACGTGGAGGGTACGAACCCCTCCGACGGTTCGCTGGCGTTCGCACCACAGGTCGTGACCCCACAGGCGATCTCCGGGCGCATCGTGCTAACCCGTGAGATCGTGGATTCCTCCAACCCGGCTATCGACCAGATCGCATTCGCCGAGATGCGGGAGTCGTACGAACGGCAGACCGAAACCATCGTCTACACCCTGTTGAACGGTGCGAGCGGTGCTGGCGGTACGATCACCTCTGGCTTCGTTCCCTCCGGCGCGCAGGCGGTCACCACCGCTGGTGGTACCGATAACCAGACCCTGGTGAAGGCGATCCGCAAGGCCGTTGCCGACTACTGGTTCGCTCGCTTCGCTGCTCCCACCGGGGCTGCGATGGGCCAGGGTGCTACGGCGAGGCTCGCGCAGGCGGTGGACACCACACAGCGTCCGCTGTTCCCCTGGGTGGGTGGCAGCAACGCAGCCGGTGTGGCCGATCCCCCCACCGCTGGCTACCAGGTGGACTCGCTAAACTTCCGGCCCGCCTGGGCGATGACCGGTACCGCTGCTGGTGACTCGCAGATCTTCCTGGTCAAGGCTTCTGACCTGTGGGTCTGGGAATCACCGCTGCTCACGTTCCGGTTCGAGGAGAAGCAAGGACCGGCCAACATCGAGCTGAACATCTTTGCCTACTTCGGTACGGCATTGATCCGCCCGGTGGGCCTGTCCGGTATCCGCATCACGTAACCAAGACTTCCGGGGAACGCTAGACACGGGGGGGTGGGGACCTCTCGCCCCACCCCCTCCCCGGAACCGAGCAAGGAGGAACGATGGCAGCGATCACAGTTGCAGCGAAGGGCGGCGCGATGACGATGGCCGCAGCGTCAGGCGGTGGAGACACCGTCGCAGCGACCGGCACCAACGCCGGTGGATGGCAAGTGGCAGGTACTCCGGTACTCGTCGCCGCCGTGGGTGCGAACTCCACGGTTATCACGATCGACGGTGTTGCACAGCCTGCGTTCATCTCGGGGACCGCGGTCTATCCGCTGCCCTGCGGTGTCTACCCGCGATCCGTCGCGGTCACGTACAACCAGGTGACCGGCCTTACCGTGGGTGCGGCGGTTCTCTGATGGCAGAGAAGATCCAAGAAACCGACGAGGGCTATTACATCCGATCCGGCGACGTTCTTGAGTGGCGATGGAAGAAGGACGAGCCCAAGAAGGCTGAGCCTGAGAAGAAGGCCGAGCCTAAGAAGGTCACCACCAAGACCGCCGAGCCGCTGGTGCATAGGAAGTAATGGCCTACATCGCCGCAGCCGACTTCCGAGAGCGGACGGTCAAGCCTTACTGCGCCAACCTGATCCTCGGTGAGACTGACGGGATAGACGCCTACGTCGATCTCATCATCACTCAGGTAGCGACGCAGGTAGAACTTGACCTTGGCGACGACTTCGACCCCCCGAGCCCAGACACGGATGAGGTAATCAGCGTGGACGGGTCGGGGTGGTCGAGGCTGTACCTCCCCCGCCGCGTCCGCTCGCTCACGACCGTGGAAACACGGGCTCTTGAGGTGTTCACGGTCCAGACCTCAACCAAGTGGAGGCTGCGGAAGTCCTTGAACACCGCTGGCACGGCGATGATCGAGGGCAGGGTGTCCGACTGGATCGACGCGGTGAGTCTGTCCACGTCGGTCTGGCCCTCGGGGGCGGATACCGTACGCCTGACGGGAAAGTTCGGATGGGCTGTGGTGCCCGACGATATCAAGCGCCTCGTTGCTCTCAAGGTTTACGACCTCATAAAGGGCAACGCCGACCCGCTCTCAAGGATCGTGCAACGCCAGACCCTCGATGCAACGGTCACCTATGGCCCGTCATCGGAGATCACCGACATAATGAGCCGGTACCAGCGCACCCCCCTGGTGGTCGGATGAGTTCGGTCCTCATCTGGCGTCCTGAGCCATTCAATGCCCGCCTCGTGGCCGCAGCACGACCCGCCGCCGCAGAGGTCACCCTGGCTGCTAGAACCAAGGCTGCGGCTGCCAGCAAGCGCGTAGCGGGCTCGATCTTCATGGCGGGCACCTCAACGAACTTCACCATCGGCTCGAACTCCCCCCTGGGCATCCTGTTCGAGAAGGGCGTAGGCCCCCACGAGATCAACCCCACGAGGAACATCCTCAAGATGGCTGACGGGGGGTACGTCACAGGCCCCGTTAGGCACCCTGGGATGGCCGCTAAGCCATTCCTACAGCCTGCCCTAGCCCTATGGGCACCGGCCTACAGGCGGATGGCCTCGGGGGCTCTCCGTGGCTTCTAGTTGGCAGACCTTCGTGGATGCCGTGATGGCAGACCTCACCACGAACGTCCCCGGATTGCGAGATGTGCGGGAACACCGCTACTCGCCCTATGACCCGGAGGAACTCGTAGCCGAACCAGGGGAACGGCACCTGTCGATCTTCCCTGTAGCCGCTCAGGCTCAGGAGGCCACCCCACTCCTGACCGGCCCCGGTGGTGACCTCATCATCGAGACGTACCGCATCACCTACTGGGAACACGCCGCCGATGAATCCACGCGGGGAGTCTCGGACGAGGAAGCCGCAGCCGACCTGTTGACCCTGGCCGAGGACGTGCGGGATCGGTTCTACGTGATAGCCAACCTGCGCATCGGGGGGACCGAACTCACCCGGTACATCGGGACGGCGTTCCCCGAGCGGTCTGGTCTGGTGCGCTGGTTCGCCATCGGTGTCACGGCCCGTCGCACCGCCAATGTGACCTAGGAGGCAGCGTTGAGGTACAAGACCAAAGACAAGAACGTTCAGGTGGGAGGCAACAACTCCAAGGGCGAAGTGGTCGGCCCTATCTCATTCAAGACCGGCACCTACACGACAACCGACGATGACGAGATCGCGCTGCTGGACGCATGCGCGACCGATCCTGACAACCCGATCGGGTTCGACCCGAAGGAGCGTGAGTAATGGCCTTCACCACCCCTTCCAACCAGTTCATCTGGGGTCTTGCGAAGCAGACGAACGAATCGACGGTGAACACCACCGAGCAATATGGCCTCCCGGTCTATTCGGGCCGCTCCATGCCGGTCCAGAGCACGAACCGCGTGGAGGTAACGGACGCCACCTCACTCGCGGCCGATCCCTACAAGCAGGGTGATGAGCATTGGGAGGCCGATGTCGTCGTTCCGGCGTTCGGAGCGCCGCTCCCGAAGATCCTTGTGGGTCTGTGGCCCACCGACACGGTGACGGGTGCCGGGCCGTTCACGCACACCCACTCGGGCCTCGGTGCGTCTCCCCCCTGGTTCACGACCTACAACACCGACTTGTTGGCCGGTGCGGTCGAGGAGACGTTCGAGGCCGGGATCATGTCTGAGTTCTCGATCTCAGGTGACGGGACGGGTGGACCGGCCAGGGTCGGGGCGAAGTACGTCGGCAAGCGTCCGACGGTAGCGACTTACACCAACGCCACCCCCCAGGTCGTCGCAACGGATGGTTACTTCACCTTCTCGGGTGCGGTCCTGCAGTATGAGGTGGACTCAGGAACCCCGGTCACCGAGACCAACATCCAAAGCCTGACTCTCACCGTCACCCGTCCCGTTACCCCTATCGCCACGGCCGATTCGGTCTCGGTGGGTTACCTGGCTCTCGGGAAGGTCGAGCCGACGGTCTCCATGACCTTGCTCATGGACGATCATGAGGCGTATCGTTCCACGTTCTACGGGGCGGTCGCTGGGTCAACCCCGTCTGCAACCCTTGTGAAGGGATCGGTCAAATTCAACCTAGTCCACTCCATCACGGGTACTCACTCGGCATCGTTCACGATGGATTCTGTGATCCTGATGGCCGAGCCCCCCCAGCCCGACCCCAGCGCGAGCCCGCTGACGGTCACCATCAACGGTGTCGTGACCAAGCCCGCATCGGGAGATCACGTGAAGCCGGTGGTCATCAACGCTATCGCCGCTGTCTCGTAGACTCACCCCATAGCACCCCCGTCTAGATGCCGGTGCGGCCTGTCCCCCAGGCCCCGGCAGAAGGGAGTCACCATGAACGCTGAGGAAACCATCGAGCGCATCCGCAAACGGTACGAGGTGACCCTGCCCTCGGGCATGAACGCCACCCTCCGACTGCCCCGCATACAGGATTGCCTCATCGCCAGCCGTATCCCTATGCCGATCCTCGAACACGTCAAGGAGATCAGGGAGAGCAACGGAAATGCCACCCCCCTGTCGCCTGAGATGCAGGCTGAGGATCAGGCAGCGTCGGCCCGGTTCAATGACGAGATCGTGCGCCAGACCCTCCTCGCAATCGACGGCGAGCCGGTCGAGATGACCTTGGAGGCCGTGCGCGAACTCGACCAAGATGATTATGACGCCCTCGTCGGTTACGGGACGCGGGCAACCCCTTTAGCGGTGAGCCCTCGGTGAAGGTGCTCGCCGCATTCGCTTCTTCTGAGGCCGGAAAGACCTTCGCCCGGATCGAGCAGCACTACGGGCGTGACCCCGCAGCCTCGCTCGAGGACGACGTGCTCGCGCACAACCTGAGAGCAGCCCTCCTGTTGACGCTCAATCGGGAGGACAGGCCCGAACCCGACCCCATCGCCAAGACACGAGAAGCCGGGGCGGCTATCCGAAGGAGGATGAGTGGCCGGGATTAGCGATCTCCTCGGTGCAGCCGGTGTAGGCGGCGTGATCGGTAAGGCCATCGTCAGCCTGGAACTATCCACGGCGCAATATCAAGCCGAACTCAAGGGGGCTGAGGCCCAGACCGCCTCCAGCACTGGCGCGATGGGCAAGAGCGCGACGGGCATGAGTTCGGTGTGGAAGACGGCCATGCTCGGTGTCGGCGTTGCTGTCGTCGCCGGGGTTGCCGTCGCCATCAAGGCTGCCTCAGACCTGAACGAGCAGATCAACAAGACCAAAGAAGTGTTCGAGGGCAACGCCGGCGCGGTCCTGGCGTGGAGTAAGACAACCGCCCAGAGCTTCGGTATCTCCGAGACGGCGGCGCTATCAGCCGCAGGCAGCTATGGGCAGATCTTCGATGCCGCCGGCCTAGCGGAAGACGCTAGCTCCAAGATGAGCATGTCGCTGGTGGAGCTCGCCTCCGACCTTGCATCGTTCAACAACATCGACCCCACGGAGGCCCTCGACAAGCTCCAGGCCGGACTAGCGGGTCAGGCCCGTCCCCTGCGCGAGGTCGGCGTGTTCCTCTCGGCGGCTCGTGTCGAGGCTGAGGCATACAAGTCTGGGATCGCGGAGGTCGGAGCCGAACTCACCGACGCCCAGAAGATCCAGGCTCGTTACAACCTGATCCTCGAGGACACGACCAAGGCCCAAGGCGACTTCCAGCGCACGGTTGGGGAGTCGCTCCCGAACCAGATGCGCGTTCTGAGGGCCGAACTTGAGGACACGGCGGCTTCCCTCGGGAACGCCCTCCTGCCCTCGTTGCTGGAGCTAGCGAAGGTCGCCCTCGAGCTCGTGGACCAACTCGGGCCCCTGCTCGACCTGATCGGCAAGCTGGCCCCCGCCGTGCATTACCTCGGTGAGGCGTTCCAGTTCATGACCTCCCCGCTCATCAAGGTCACCGGGCTTATCCAGCAAGGTATCCAGCCCACGGAAGAGATGACCGCCGTCATCGGGGATGCCGCCCTCAGCCTGGCATCCATGAAAGCGAAGGCTGCGATCGCGGCAGACGCTACCGCGAAACTCACCCAGGAGACCAAGGATGCCGGCAAGGCGGTCCACCAGACCGATATCGAGTTCGCTGACCTTACCCTCACGCTCGATGAGAACACCGACCAGACGAAGATCACCAAGCATGAGTTCCTAGAAGCAACCAACGTCATGCAGCGGGAGGCGCGGCAGCTAGCGACCGCGCTGAAGGAGATTGCCAAAGAGGATTGGGTCAACCCTAAATACGTCGCCTTCCTATCCGAACAGGGCCCTGAGTGGCTCCGAGCA